ATATGTTCGGCAGCCCAACCCAAAACAGCCCAAGGTTTTACAATTATGCTTAGACCATACCAGCAGGAAGCCCATGACAAGATCATGGAATGGATCCGGCGCACCACCCAGCCCTGCATGATCGAGGCGGCCACAGGCGCCGGAAAGAGCCACATCATTGCGGCTCTGGCCGAGACGGTGCATACGCACACTGGCAAGAATGTTCTTTGCCTCGCGCCATCGAAAGAGCTGGTCGAGCAGAACCACAGCAAGTACCCCGGCGAGGCCTCGCTCTTTAGCGCCAGCGTCGGCATCAAGTGCCTTGCAAACCCCGTGGTTTTTGGCACCCCGCTGACAGTCTTGAACAGCATTGAGAAATTTGGCGACGAGATCGCGATGGTGATCGTGGACGAATGCCACGGGATCACGCCGACGATCAAAAAGATCATAGAAGAGATCCCAAACCCCAATCTGCGGGTTGTGGGCATGTCTGCGACACCTTACCGGCTCGGCACCGGGTATATTTTCCGGCAGTGGCCCGACGGATCCGCTGTGCCCTTGAATCAAACCCGCGACCCATATTTTACGCGCTGCGTGTATCAGATCCGGGCGCGTGAGCTCATCGAGCAAGGCTTCCTGACGCCGCCGCGTGTCGGCGACATCAATGCTGCGTCCTACAACACGCGGCACATGAAACTCAACAGCATGGGCCAGTTTAGCGCCGCCGACATTGATCGCGCTTATAACGGACAGGGCCGCAAGACCGCTGCGATCATCGCTGACATCGTGGCGCAGGCGCAGAGCCGCATGGGTGTCCTGATCTTCGCGGCGACCGTCAGGCATGCCGAAGAATGCCTTGAGAGCCTGCCGCCTGAGCTGTCTGAGATCGTCACCGGGACAACACCCAAGAAAGAGCGTGAGGACATCCTGCGCCGGTTCAAGGCGCAAGAGATCAAATATCTGGTCAACGTAGCGGTGCTGACCACCGGCTTCGACGCGACACATGTGGACGTGATCGCAATGATGCGCGGCACGGAATCCGTCGGCTTGATGCAGCAGATCATCGGGCGGGGCCTTCGCTTGCACCCGGCAAAGCAAGAGTGCCTCGTGCTGGACTATGCCGAGAACATCGAGCGGCACTGCCCGGATGGCGACGTCTTCTCGCCAAAAATTGAAGCAGCGCCTCTTGGATCCGATGAGGATCTGGCATGCGAATGCCCGCTGTGCATGACGGTCAACGTCTTCAAGAAGCGCCCAAACCTCGCTGGTTTTAGCATTAACAAGAACGGCTATTTCTGCGACGAGGACGGGTTTGCGATAGCGGGAGAGTACGGCCCGATCCCGGCGCATTTTGGCCGCCGCTGCCAAGCCACTGAATTCATCCAAAACGAGCTGCGGTCGTGCTCATACCGCTGGACCAGCAAGGAATGCAAAAAGTGCAAAGAGCCAAACGACATTGCGGCGCTCTATTGCTGCAAGTGCGAAGCGGAGCTTGTGGACCCGAACGAAAAGCTGCGGCTGGTTTTTGAAAACAGGAAAAAAGATCCGACGGTCGTGCAGACGGATCAGGTTCTTGAATGGTCTCTGAAGCCGAGCGTCTCACAAGCGGGCAATCCGACGTATATGGCGCGCGTCAAAACGCCTTATCGTGCGTTTTCATTCTGGATTCAGAAGCACCCCAAGCACCCGAATGCTCGCGCTGATTTGAACATGGTGGTTGCCTTGAACGGCAAAAAACCGGAGACGATCACATATCGCAAAAACCCGAACACGGATTTCTATCAAATCTTTGGATTTAACAGGGCACACGATGAAGCTCCCAAATGACATCACAGTGTATGGCGACAAATCCTACAGGGGCGCCTGCGCCTCTGAGACCGCCGAGCAGGTCACGTTCTTCGCGCGCATCCGCAGGCAGTACCCAGACACATGGGGTCTGATTGCGATACATCCTCGCAACGAGGGCAAGCGTTCACATTATCAGGTCGCGCACCAGAAAGCGGAGGGCATGACAACAGGCGCGGTGGACATCATTATTCCGGGGTCACCGGCGTTTGTGTGCGAGCTGAAACGGCGCGACCACACACAATCGACGTGGCAGCCGGGGCAGGAGGTTTTTCTCAGGACAACACAAAACATGGGGGCCTTCGCCTGCGTGGCGTTGGGAGCAGATGGCGCGACAAAAGCCTTCACCGAATATCTGGAGCGGCACCACAAGGCCGAGCAAATGGATGGAGAAAATCCTTCTTGGACAGATATCTTTTGAAAGCGCTCCGGCAGCAATACAGTCATGGGCGCGGCTGCCGATCTATGAGGGCGCATGCGCGATCTTAAAATTGGAGAAGCGAGAAGACAGAAAAAAAGCACTGCAATCCATCCCAGAATTAATCAGGCCACACATTGAAAAAGAAGTGTGGCGCATTTGGAGACTGCGCAATGAAGTTTGAACTCATCATGAACATGCCGGTTCGCGGAATCGTAAACCGCTCCACCAGCGAGGCCGCACCGAGCAACCCTCTTGTGCATCGCATCATCTGCGAACATTCGGCGCACAATCTCGAATGGTTCCTTGCTGAGTTTCAGAAGAAAGATTTCGTCATTGTTGATGAGTTCTACCCAGACGCGGCAACCGGCCAATATGTTAGCCATGGGCCGATCGCGCTGAACTATCGCTACATCGGAAAGATCAAGGAATGGGCCCGCAAATGAACCACAAAGCCGCACTTGAGAAGAGCCTGTCGCTGCTCGCAGAACGTGGGCAAGATTATGGCGACCCCACATTTATGTTTGAAACAGCGGCGAAGATTGCGTCGTTGATTCTTGGAAAGGATCTGTCGCCCTATGACATCACGACAATTTTGGAAGCCGTAAAGCTGGCCCGCCGCCGCGTAAATCCCGCACTGGACGATAACTACGTTGATCAGATAAACTACACGTCCTTCTCGGCGGCGTTCGTCGTGAATGAATTTAGGGACACTACCGCCGCTGCGGCAAAGCGGCCACAGGAGACATCCAATGCAAAAAGCAGTTCTGGTGGGAGCATTGCTCCTGTCTACTCCGGTCTTCGCTGACGTTCCGTCTGTTATCGCTGCGACTGTGCGGCGAGAGATCGGAGAGCAGTGGGTCATACCAGCTCTCAAGATCGCGAAGATCGAAAGCGGCTACAATTGCAAGGCCACAGGCCCTGCTACAAAGCATGGCCGAGCGAAGGGTGTCTTCCAGCTGATGGATGGATCCGCACGGGCGCTGGGGTTCAGCCCCCGGCGCATGCATGATTGCAACGAGGGCATCCGCGCCGGTGTCGCGCACATGAAGCTGTGCATCCGGCACGGTGTGCGCACCGGCGTCGAGATGGCTGCATGTCACCTTTCGGGTGTCGGCGGCTGGCGCTACAACCGGAACATGACCTACAAGCGCAAATATCTGCTTGCGTGAATCAAAAAGGGGGGGATATGATCTCCCCCTAACCAGTCCAACGGAGACCAAAAAATGAAGATAGACATCAAAGAAGTGCAACTGCTGTGGCAATATGGGCTCAGCACCGCCCGCATTGGCGCGAAGTTTGGCGTCACCCGCAATGCCATTGCTGGCGCCATCTTTAGAGCCCGCGAGCAGGGGATGGTCTTTGACCCAAGGCCAGCCGCCTCTGCATCATTGAAAACCCGGACTGTCACCGGCGATGCCCATGTCGATTATTTCGAGGGCCTACGCCATGATTCATGCCGGTTCATTATCAACGACGATACCACGCGCCCGATCTTTTGCCGTGAGCTTGTGCATCGCGTTTCGTATTGCGCTGCGCATTACGCAATCTGCTATGTGCCGCCACGGGGCCGCAGCTGATGGATGAGCTTGTCCGCCACGGCTGGCACTGGTCTTTCGGCTGGCTGCGCAGGCCCGAGCTCGATGCGCACGGCATGTATTGCTATGAGACGCCGGATGGCGATCAGATTTTCTGCAGGGGGCGCTACAGGGTCTATCTGGACTGTCGGAAGGATGAAGACACGCAAGAGCTTTATGTGTGTCTGGCGCCCTACTCTCGGCGCGGGGCACAGAACCGGAGGACGAACCAGTGAGCGATGACGATTTGCGGAAAGAAATCAAAAGGATTGGCGATGCTGTTATCGAACAAACGAAAATAAGGAGAGGGACTATGAAAGAAGAACAGGACGATCTGACGTTGGTTTATATGTTTGGCTATAAAAATGGGAAGGACAGCCTGAAGGCTGAGATCGAGCGATTGTTGCTGATCGAGCAGGGCGCAGCGAACTTGTGTGACAAGTGCGGTTGGCGCATGAAATTTCCCACCGAAGAATGTCGTAACTGCGAAAACGCAAAACTGCGCGACGAGATCGAGCGGTTGCGGGCGGCGTTGCAAGCCATCGCGCAATGCCCGATCCCGGTGAGGATACCGGGGTGGCTTAAACTGTGGAGCCTAGCGGTGCAGATGCAAGAGACCGCTATTGCGGCGTTGAAGGAAGGGGAGAAGACAGATGTCTAACGATATCGTGGCACGGCTGCGCTCCTATGTTTATGATACCGTCTACAATCCGTGGATTTATGCCGAAGCCGCCGACGAGATCGAGCGGATGCGCGACGCGCTGCGCCGGATCTCGCACGCGCCGCACGGGAAAATGTACTGCGCGGATGGTCACGAGGAGGCGGTGCTGATTGCCCGCGCCGCGCTTGAGGGGGAGAAGGCGAATGCCTAAGTGGTACGTGACCATCGACAAACAATCTTCTTATATAGACGAGCCAGACGAGTGCGTTTGGACGGTAAGCCGCGATCCTAACTGCACGGGGTGGAACACTGACAGTGGGCACTCCGGGTATGGCCTGACAAAAGCAGACGCAGAGGAGTTGGCAAATGCGGCCAACGAGATTGAGCGGTTGCGGGCGGCACTGCGGGAGATTGCAAAGTACGACACAGACGCTGACGGAAATTGGGGATTTTTCCGCGACGAAGCTGACGCCGCACTAGGGGAGAAGGCAGATGGATAACTACAGCGACCTGTTCAGCCAGCACGAGCCAGACCTTTTGCTGCGCGAACTTAACGGCAACATCCTTTGGTATTGGAAGCCAATGAGCCCTGACGACAAGCGTATGGGTTGTGTATCCAACGCGCCGTTTGAAGCTGCTGACGAGATCGAGCAACTGCGGGCCGAGATCGCCGCGCTTCAGGCAGAGTGCGAGGGTGTTGATGCTATAGGCGAGCTGGTTGATGAGATTGAACGGCTGCGGTCGGCGCTGGAAAGGATCGCGCAGCACGACATGCAGGCCATTGCGTTGGACGCCCTGCGCTTGAACCCGGTGCGCACCAGACCGACCAAGGAGGAGTCCGATGGCAGCAATTGATAAAATGTGGGGGACGCAAGAAGAGCATGAGCAGCTTCGTGCTTGGATCAAACGTCACCGCCCGCGCTGGCGCGTCCATCTGTACCGTGATCGGCTTGATTTGCCACCTGAAAAAGTAAGATCAATCGCAATGTTTTCGGTGCGGCAGGATTGGTGGTTGGCCCGTAAGTGCAAGCTGCCATGCGTGCTGCGAAACCTGATGTTCCAATACCCGGAAAATTGCGATCAGCATAAATTGGCCCGCGCGGCGTTAGGGGAGAAGACAAGATGACTAAGTGGTACGTGACCATCGACAAACACTCTTCTCATATAGCCGAGCCAGATGAGTGCGTTTGGACAATAAGCCGCGATCCTGGCTGCACGGGGTGGAACACTGACAGTGGGCACTCCGGTTACGGTCTGACAAAAGCAGACGCAGAGGAGTTGGCAAATGCGGCCAACGAGATCGAGCGGCTGCGGGCGGCGCTGTTTCAGATCGCGCATCAGAAATACGGAAGCCAAATGAACTGCGTTGATAACTACAACGCACTTCAGACAGCAGCCCGCGCCGCACTAGGGGAGAAGAAAGATGACTGAAGCAGAAACAATAGCAAGCGCAGTCAATGAAATGTTGCGCCAAAAAGCCGTTGATCGTGACCGCATTGAGGCGCTGGACAAGCGCAACAAGGAACTGGAAACGGCTCTGCGGGAAAAAGACAACATTGCCTACATCATTGATGGGCATGGCATCACGCACAACACATTCACCATCGTGTACCGCGCCGCGCTTGAAGGGGAGGCGTCCGATGATGCTGCGACTTGATCCGCCCCTGCCCGTGGTGACGCCCCAAGGCAAGGGGCTGGCGCATGTGCTGCTGGATTATGGGGCCGAGCACGACCTGTGCTGGGTCGTGTTTCAGGACACGGGCGAGTGCTGGACGTGGCGCAATCAGGACATCCGCGCCGAGAAGAATGTGACTTTTGGGAGAAAATGAGATGATCGATATCAATAAGAAGTACCGCACACGCGCAGGTGCCGAAGCCCGCATTTATGCCGTCGATGGGAATGAGCCGCGTCCTGTTCATGGCGCGTTCAAAAGCCAGACTGGATGGGTTGGGAGCTGTTGGCAGCAAGACGGCATTCAGTCAGTTTTTGAAGGGCATTATGACCTCATTGAGGTAAAGCCCCGCATCCAGCGGACGTTGTGGCTGAATGTGTATGCTGATAAATCTGGCGATTACAGTCAAGCAAGATCTATTGCGGATTGCATGGCTGGTCCCAACCGCATCGCTTGCGTGAAGGTT